AGTAGTGTACTCCCCAAATAACCAACAAAAGGTGACAACAATCATAAAAAAGTAATATATAGGGTTCAAACCTAAAAGCACGTTTAAACAAGCAGCTAAATAACAAACCAAAATGTTGATAATGAAGAAAATGTTATTATTAAACATCAATATGATATCATTCATGTTCTTGTTTGCTTCTACTGGTGGCAAGGCATTAGACATTGAAGACCAAACAGTCAAGTCACATGATATATCAAAATGGAATGAAAACAATAGAGAGATTGAACTAACAGAGGCAGTTGTTAATGGTTTGGCAGCTACTAGCATCAAAATGAGTATTCCTGTGAGTCCTAAGACAAAAGTAGTAAAATTTGAGTTTTACAAATGGATCACTGAGTTTCTTAAGACAATCAAAGGACAGAAAACAGTCAGACTTGCTAGCATTGTACTCCATTATAAGCCACATTCAGACAGTTGTAAAGGAACTGTATCATATGCACTAATTGACAAAAGATTTCTGAATGACAAAATGAAGGCAGAATCAAAAGCAAAGGTTGATGGAAAGCAAACAGCTGACTATAATGTTGTTGGACAAGTGAAACAGCTTGTAACCTTAAGGTGTAATGAGGAAGCTGTGGTCCAAATGAGCATGAATCACTTTGTTTCTGTAGAGGATATCAATAAGATCAAATTGGTCCAAATTGTGTCAGGAATTGACATGCATACAGGTAATTTGGCAACTATTAACATTGGTTGGAAAACTATCCCAGGTGAAGCAACAGTTTATCAATATTATCCAGCTCAGAAATATATTATACCTAGAATGAAAATGCCAGAACTTGTAGGAAAATCTAGTGAATATGTCTTCAACAAGTTGGTATATATGGCAAAAGTTAGACATAACCAGGAAGTTGCTATGTTGAATCAGCTCCAGACCTTCATTGACCAACAGGATGTTGTTAACAATGAACTTGAAGTTGACACAAAGAACCAATTGAATGAGCTTGAGAACAAGATACAAAGATACCAAGAGGAAATTGAGAAGATTGATAACATAATTCCACACACTCAGAAATTAGCTGAACAAAGCCTAAAGTTAAAAGAGCTTGAAAGGATTAGGCAACAAAAGTTCCTTGAATATAACAGGCTAAAAAATGAACCAAGAATAGAGGAAGTAAATGACATAGAGTTTGAAACAGTTTCAGCTGGATTTCCTAAAGATTAACAATATGTATCAGATTAAGTATTTTATCCTATAAGTTCCTACAGTTTTCATAATGTCAATAAGATAAAAGAACAATAAAAAATAAAAAAACAAAAAAATAATGATAAAAAATAAAAAATAAAAGATAAAAAAATAACAAAAAAAAGCTATATAATGCACATAAACAACAAATATATGTATATCAATCTTCATCATTATTCATTACAGTTTCCATATAGTTAAGTGTTTCAATCATTTTCATAATCTTCATGTGTGAAATAATCTATATACCTAAGAAGAAAAATACAAAAAAAAGAATAAAACATAAAAAATCAGCTGGACAAAACCAGGATAAAAAATGAATTTAGCTATATGATACATTACTAAAGAAATAAAGGTAATTGTTAGATTGGCTACGCATTTTAGGTTGTAAACACCGATATTCTCTATATTGTTTGTTATGGTTTGTGGTTTTAAATTTGGGGAGATCACTACT